TTAGTGCTAACTCACCCGCACACGCCATGTAACCACAGGTGTCTATGTAGTTGTCGGGGTTGTCCTTGTTAGACTTGAGCCGTGCGATCTTCAGCAGAGCCATCATCACTGCAACGTCGATGGGTGAGAAGGACCGCTCACAATCAAAATACTGATTCCATAACGTAGCTATGGCCTCAAAATTATCCTCCATATTGCCATGTGTAGCTTCACGATCTTCCGTGACATACTGCTTGGCGGTATCAAGGACACTACTACGTGTGTATACATTGCCCATCACCTGCTTGGCCGTATCAAGGACACTGCTACGTGTGTACGTACCTTCTTTGGGTGGCTTACCACTCTTAGTCAGTTCGTAGGCATAGTCAGCATCAACCCCTGCAAGCTGCTCAGTTGTATATACAGCTATTTTTTGCAGTGGTTCTTTCTTCCAGAAATCATACTTACGCAACTTGCCTACGTATGACGCGCTACACCCAACTTTTTTGGCTATAGACTTATCTGTGTCAGTGCCAAGGGATTTTTCTAACAACCTAAACACCTTATCACGTTTCTTCTCTTTATTGGCAGTCATAGTTCTCTCCTCATTCAAATTCTGGTACAAACCAATCATCATCCAACGCCCACAGACAGTAGGACGCTTTCTTTTGAGTGCCGAGGCGTGATACCTTGGCTTCCCAAATCTCTCCATCGCGGTGCAGCTTGCCTAACGCAGACTGAACCTCGTCATTAGTCGCGTCTAGCTTAGACGCTATCTCAGTAGCCCTATGTGCGAATTGATTGTCTGTCTCAGACAGCAAGCTAAGTATGCGATCTTCCATCTTAGCTACCACTACGCGAGGGGTTTCTTCGCTTGACTCACCTGCATCAACAGAATGTGTTACGCTTTCAGCAATAATACCCACAACCTGATATTTGGTTGCGTTAGCCATCCTTGAACTGTTAGGTATTACCCGCATCTGGGCAAGTGTGCCTTCGGCAAGGTCGTATTTGTTGACAAGATTAGGCGGTATAAACACCCGTTCCCCTTGGTCTATGTCAACTCCAAATCCGCATCGCTTACCTACTAATACGTGCTGCACGTATATTTTTAGTGTGTTTAACATTGTGTATTTTCCTCTGATCGTATTATTTTTATGAGGGTAGCAATGACTTAAATTTACTTCCCCAAGATGTTAGCCATAAAGTCGTTAGCGGCACGTAACGCTTCCTCCTCCGCTTCCGCAGTTGTCGCTAAAAAACCCTCCCGCTCTTTTTCTATCAATATATGGTCTGCTAATATGCAGGATACGTGCATCATAATAGAGGGCCATTCTCGCTTCTTATCCTGTGAGATTATTATGTTAGCCATAATAGACCCTAGGAACATAGATGACATATCCGCGTCATCCGTTTTAGGTATGATAGAGGTAATTAACCCTATCATCTTTTTGTAATCATCCCCGTTCATTACGTACTTCCCTTAAACTTTAGTTGATAACGTCTGGCTCTCCTTATCACGTCCTCCACAGGCGTACCTGTAATCCGTGAGGCTTCCGCGACAGTGAAGCCCTGCTCCGATAATCGTAGGAGAGTTTTGGCAGGTCTTGACCTCTCAATCTCGGACATGCGAGGCTTACCGCTGCTCCTAGCATGTTCCTGCACGGCCCCATATTTGAGTGATCGGCCTCCACAATATTCAATCATCCGTTTGTTCTCAATCAAGGCCAACGCCTTCATCTTTTCCAAGGCTGTCAATGTTTCCTCCTAGCTTCTTTGTACCTGTTACATACATGACGAATAGCTGCTGCGTGATCTTCTCAAGCTCCGCTTTTAGTTCGCGGTTCTCCGCACACACGCGCTCGTATTCATGACGGTTAATCATATTGAAACTCCACTTGGTCATATGAACTTACCCCATGCGCGTAAGTCACTAACGTAACGTGTCAGTTCCTCTTGCGCTGCGAACAGGTTGTTCTTGGCATTGGGCATAGGGTCTTTAGTGTGAGCCTTCTCCTGCCACATATCTACCTGTTGACGTAGGAACTTTAACTCAGACTGTTGCGCGGGAGTTAACTCTGCATCTTTATTCATCTGAGATTGCTGCCCATGCTATTAGTGACTGACCAACATTATCCATGTTGTCCTCATTGACAACTATATCTAGGCCACCCGCTTTGCATATGTCTTTTAAATTTTTAGCTTGCAGGGGAGTAGGTTTATTCTTACCCGCTTTACACTCAATGCCAAAGAATGATCCTTTGTAGCAGCCTACAATATCGGGTACGCCGCTTTTACCGTACCCGCCTGTGACAGGGTAGAAGTAGTACGCACCCATTGCGTCTAGCTGCCGTGTCACCTGCTTCTTAACTTTTGCTTCTGGCGTCATAACCATGTGTAGCCCTCCGAAACTGGTTGGAAACTGGTTTAATGGCGTAGAGAATATAAACCCCTACGCCACTAGAAATTAGTTAGGGCTAGGCCTAACTTTCATCACTATATATCCAGTAAGTAACATCGCTTATTCTCCGTCCTATGCCTCCCACCTCTACGGGCAGTGAAGCGTCTGGTATCGTCATAAGCACGGCAATCTTGCTCTGTACCCATGACGGTAGTTCGTGTACGTTTTTATATTCATGTTCTAACTCGCTGTCAACAGCTAAAACGTCTAAACATTTAACTCCTACTGTTTCATCGTGTTTTCTTATACAGATACGATATATTTTAATGTTTGACGCTATAACAGCTTCATACAAGACATTATACCCCCAAGTGTCAGAACCTATCAGGCTGTCGTAATGTAATGTACGTTTGAGTTCTCTATGTCTACTATCTTCTCCAATCTTGTCAACAAGTACGAACCCCTCAAAATCCCTAACTTTAGTAACATAACCATACCCCGAACAATCATCGCACATATCGGTGGCGGTTTCTATATAGCCTACGTCTCTGCCAGCGTTGTGAGTGAAGGGGATATCAAACTCGACAACCCCCGCACCGTTGCATACGTTGCAAACATTCTGTGCCATTAGCCGCCGTAACGACCTAAATACCAACCTGCGAAGGTCACGAGAACCACAACTACCCCCCACACTAACTTCTTAGGAACACTGAATGAGTTAGACGTCTCTTCAGTTGCCTGTATCTTCTGTGGTGAAAAGGTTAGGGGTACGGGGTTAACATCAGGTGCCTGAGCTGATGAGTTAGCCACGCGCTTAGTCTCTACAAGAGGGAGCGTAAACTCTGACTGCCGTGGGTCCACCAAAGACACAGCGTCTTTACGTAGTTTGCACATACGTGCGTCGATAGAGCTAGGGCTGCGACCCAGCTTCTCCCCGATATCTTTAGCTGATAGCCCTTTTAGGTATGCCTCGCGTAGCTTATCCTCTTCTTTCCTAGTCCAAGCCTTGTTGCTGTTAGTGGTTGGTACGTGTGTATAAGGTCTCTTCATTTTCCAATCTCCAATGTATCGGGGGAAACTCCCCCAGAGAGGAGGAGTTGTTACTCTCCTCCTAAGTTATTAGGCCTAGGCCTAAGTTTATGTCACCACGTAGAACAGGCGTTCATCTGTTCTCATGCCAACACCATCTACGAACTGCCCTACGTCTAGCGTAGTAATGACACCCAGCTTACCTCTAAGGTCATCTGGTAACGCATGATCATCGTAGTTCTGCATAGTTTCGGGGAGCATCTTACGAGTGTAGTGGGATATATCGCTGGTCTGCATAGCGTCATACACTTGTCTACCTAATCTATCTCGCACGTAAACAAACGTCACGGTCTGGTCTTTGACCTCGCTCTGCAGTTCTTCATGTTCACCCTTCAGTTGGAAGTAATCCGTGAACTGCTGCTGCAGGGACACATCCAAGAAGTTATGACCCGTATCCAGAAGATGCCTTATCTCACGCATAAGATTACCCGCTCGACGTGGCACATAGGTATTGCCGAATATGTCATCTGCTATCTGGTCTGCTTTTTGTTGGGATTCTCCCAGTACGTTGTTAAGCTGCTGCGATACACTATACAGTGATATAGAACCTAGTTCCTCCAAAGTGAGAGGCGTCAGGTTCTCTTTTACTATCTTCACCGCTTTGCGACATGCGTCCGTTACTCGCATGTAGAATTGTCTGCGACCAGAGGAATAGCGGCAGTTCCTTATGCGTGGGGAACTGATAGCGTATCTGTTGCTACCATCGCCACCATCATAGGGATCACCCCACTCTACTTTGCCAAGCACGTATGGGTCTTTGGGGTAATGTAAGAACAAGTTATTACCTATATATAACTGCACAAGCCGCTTGGTGGCAGGGTCTTTTGTTAGGGCTAGGCCTAACTCTTTCAAAGCCCAAGGCGGGTTGGGGTTT